TATTAAGGTCAAAAGAAGATGATCCAGATTTTAATTGTATAATGATTGATTTGACTGACGCTGAAACAAGTGATTATTATCATCATTTACTAGAACATCGATTTGAAGTAGATGAAGATGATTTAGCAAAGGATACAGATGATTTTATTGATGAAATGATAGATGAATTAAGAAGATATGAATTAAGAAGAGAAGATGAATATGAGTTAAGAAGAGAAGAGATTGAAGAATGTGAAAGAATGGAACGCAAAAGATTGAATGATATTGCTTGGGAAATATTACAAAAATTACCTGAAGAATTAGAGAAGGATGAGATTAACGATGATAAAACTTCAGATGAAATACAAATGATGTTAAATGTTGATAAAAATAAAAATCCAGCGTTATTTACAAGTTTTGGTAGATTATAAATATAAAATATTTGATTCGTAGAATCATTATCCTTTTTCACAGAAGTAGAGAAAAACGTTTTAATATCTTCAACGTTCATTATACAATTAAAATATAATTAAATGAATCATTCATTTCAATTTTATATTTACCCATTCTATGATTCTTTCTTCAGAACAAGATAAATAATCTTCTTCAAAATGATCCAAACTAATAAATATCGGTTTTTTCATTTTTTCTTTTTTATAATAAATATATTCTCCATATTTACTTTTTCGAATACTTGTTTCCTTATTTATTATTCTTATTATATTATTATTAATTTCTTCTTTTTCTTTTTCCTTTTCCTTTTCTATCGATAAATATTGATATACTTCATCACAAATATTTTTTATCGTATCCTTTCCTTCCATAATTTCATCCAATTTATGTTCCATTTGAGATGTATATTCAAAATCAAATAAAGTAGAGAATTGTGAATAAATATATTCAATTACTTTTATTCCAAGAGGTTGAATGATTATTTTATTTTTCTCTACTTTTTCTACTTTATTCATTGATTTATTTATATTTTCTTCTAATTCATAAATTATTTGTTCTTCTTCAAAAATAATATCTTTTAATAAAACATATTTTCTTTCTTTTATTTTCTCTACTAGAGAAGAATAAGTAGATGGTCTTCCAAATCCCAATTGTTCTATTTTTTTAATTAATAATGTTTCTGTATAAAATGTTTCATTTCCAATAATAGAAGAAATACAATATATTTTTTTATAAGGAATTATTATATTATTTTTTAAATGAAGTAAATAATCATATTCTTTATCATCTAATTTTATTTCTTTTGTTTTTTCCCATCCATCAAATATTATTTTTTTTACATTTTTTTTATAAATCAAATCATTTGGAGCATTTAACGAAATATCCATACTATCATAAATAGATTCACTCATACAACTTTGTAGAGAAGTTTCCCAAATAATATTATATATTTTTATTTCTTTTGGATTGTATGTACTAGGTAATTTATTTATGGATAATTTAGTCGGTCGTATAGGTTCATGGGCAGATTGTCTAGATAAATTTAATAATCTTTTTCCAATATATTTTTCATTATAATTTTCCATAATATATTTCTCTACTAATGTAATAAATTCATTACTATAATGATAAGAGTCTGTTCTAATATAAGTAATGAATCCATCTTCATATAATGTTTGTAAAATAGTCATTGTTTCTTTTGGTGGATAAGGAGATATTTGTAACATTTTTGAAGTAGTTAATGGTTTAGGTGGTTCTTGAACATGTTTAGATATTACAAATCCCAAACATTTATGTTGAAACTCTTTACTTGATTCTAAAAAGTTCTCTACTTCTTCTTCTTTTTCAAACTGTTTTGATAATTCAAATGAAATAAATAAATTAGTAAAATAACCAGTTGTATTAAAAACTTGTTTTAAACATTTATTTATATTTTCTCTATATTTATCGTAAATAATTTTTAAGGTAGGGGTTTGACATCTTCCTGCAGATAATTTTGTTTTATTATCATGTTTAATATTTTTCCATAATAATGGAGTCATGTTAAAACCAACAATTAAATCAATCATTTGTCTAGTAATTTGTGAATTGACATAATTTATATTAATTACATCTGGATTTTTAATGGCATTTAAAATTCCTTCTTCTGTAATTTCACTATATTTTATTCTTTTTGTAGAGAAAAAAGGCAACGAAAAAATCACACAAATATGCCAAGCTATTCCTTCTCCTTCACGGTCATTATCTGTTGCCAATATCACTTCTTCTGATATTTTAATTTCTTTTCTTATATTTTCTACAATTTTTTTTTTATTTTGTATAATGGTATATTTTGGATTATAATTGGGTTGTATATCATCTAACGATGTGATTTCTCTTAAATGACCACAACATGCAATTACTTTATATCCTGGACCCAATATTTTCTCTATTTTTTTACATTTAGATGGCGATTCAACTATGATTAATGTATTGGATAATTTCATTTTTCCATAAGGAACCACATTTGGAAATTTCTTGTTCATTACTAAGTAATAATATAAATAATATTTAATATATATTATAATGGACAATTATGCCGTATTTGAGAATCCAGAATATTTTATATATACAAAAAGTACATGTAAATATTGTATTGAATTAAAAGAATATTTAAGTAACAAAAATAAAACATTTAAAACAGTTGTATGTGATGGATATGATAGAGAACCATTTTTAAAAAAAATAAAAGAAATGATTGGAAAAGATTGGACAACATTTCCAATGGTTTTTAAGAATAATGTATTTATTGGAGGATATACAGAAACAATTCAATTAATTGAAAAAGAAGAAGCATTTCGTTTTCTATGATTTGGTTTGTTTCCATTGTTTCCAATTTATTTCAATAGGTTTATCATATATAATTTGGTCTGTTGAATGTTCCTTGTCTAATTTATCTGCTTTTTTTAATGCACTATCAACATATATTTCTTTTAGTAATTTACCAATTAAATAAGAACCATCATGTTGGTCTATTAATCCTTCTTCAATTTGAGACAATACATCTATAAAATGAAATAATAAACGTACATCTATTTCATCTTTTTTAATACGATTATATATATCAGTATAATTATTGTAGAGAAAATTACATTTTAAAATAGATTCGTTTAATAATTCATCACAATTTTCTCTATATTTTTCTTTTAATAAAAGCAACTCTGTTATTTCTTGTTTTAGAATACCACTATGCTTTAATTTTCTTATCTGTTCTGTTTGATCTTCAACATTATTTATTTTAATCATTTTGTTTAATTGAAGTCGTTCATTTTTATTCATAGAATAATTATTATTAATAATTATTTTATTAAACTAATATATGGTTCTAAATATAAAAGGATATGAAGTATCTCCAAAATTATTAAATGGAAGTCCACACGACCAAGCAGTTGCAAATGGAAATGCAAGTATTGAAGCAGCAACTCAAAGAAATGCCGCTGGTGGAAGCCGAAAGAGAAAAAGGAAAACAAAAAAACATTTTTATAGAGGTGGAGCAGGTGTATTAGAAGTAAGTACAGTTGATAATCCTACAAAAAATTTCCCTACATTATATTCTCCAGATAATACACAACATAAATTATTATCGGCAGTTGTAGCCAATGATGTAAATTCACAAGGAGATAAAGGTTTATTAAAAGGTGGTAAAAGAAAAAGAAAAACAAAAAAAAGAAAAACAAATAAAAGAAAATATAAATTAAGACGTTAATAAAAGAATATATATTTATTATATGTTGTTTTCAAATATATTATTAATAGTATTTGTAACTGTATGGAAAACATCCATGTTGTTTGTACCACAATATTTTGGATTATTGGATGATATTAAAAAGAATTGGCCCAAATATAGATGTAGTCCTATGGTACTTCCTATTGCAGGTCATCTCAATAAACAAGATGACCAAACACCAGGTGAGGCAACATCTGAAAACTTTACTTTTTGTACTCACGATATTATGACTAATTTTATGGGTTCTTTATTAGGACCCATAAATTATCTTCTAAGTGGATTGTCTGATTTTGCAATAGATTTAACATTTAATTTAGATTTTATAAGAGGAGTTATAGATAATATTAGAACATTTGTTTCAAGTATTACAGATGGAATTTATGGAATGGTTGTAAATATTGTTGTTCAATTTATTAAAATTTTCGTTCAATTAAGAGATATAGTTACACGAATGATGGGAACATTAATGACAGTTTATTATATTATTACTGGAACTGTAAAAACAGTTACTTCTGGTGGTAAAGCAGTTGATACGTTTTTAAAGAAACCTACCGATGCACTTTTTTGTTTTCATCCTGATACAACATTGAAGAAAAAAAATGGTGAATTATGTAAAATATCAGAAATTTCTTTAGGAGATGTTTTAGATGGAAATAGCGAAGTAATTATTATCCTGAAAATAAAAAATACCACAAATAACCAATTATATAAACTACCCAATACAAATGATAATAGTGATATTATAGTTTCAGGAAGTCATTTAATTAAAACTACAAATGGATATATTGAAGTTAAAAATCACCCTAAAGCAATAAAAACTGATATTTATCACAAAGAATTATATTGTTTGATTACAAGTAATCAAAAAATAAAAATAGGAAAATATTATTTTCATGATTGGGAAGATGATGTAGAGAGAGAAAAACTTTATTTTACATCAAAAATAAATACAAATGATAATCAATCAACCATTCCATAAATCATATTTTTTTTATATTTTTAGTTTAGAATAACTCGTAATATTATAATCATTTAGTATAAGAACTCGTAATTGAATATCTCATATATATATGAGCAAAAAACTATCAATTCTTTTTATTGATACAATATATGAAAAATTAACATATAGTAATGTTTATGCTCCTTTTATTTTGTTAAATATCATATTAATTATTGGATTAATACAATATATAATATATCTAAATGTGATGAAAAAAGTAAAATATTATAAAAATAATTGGGATAGTCATCGTTGTAAACCAATGTTACTACCTTTTGCAGGATTTATCAATAAACCTGAAAATCAAACCAATTTTCAATTTACTACTAATAATTTTCAATACTGCATGCAAAGTATCATACAAATGTTTGCAGGAGCATCCATTAACCCTTTTTATTATATTACTTCTGTATTAACTGATTTATTTTCTGTTGTAGGTGAAATTATAAATACAATAAGAGGCGTGATTGATTATATAAGAAATTGTTTGACTGATATATTTGATACTATATTTGGAAGAATTATTAACACAACTTCTGCTCTTCAACGTGTATTGACAAATTTAAGAGATATCATGTCTAAAAGTCTTGGAATGGTCGTTTTATTATATTATTTCGTACAATCACTATTTTTAACTGCATTTTCTCTTATAGGTACATTTATTGGAGCAATGATTATAGTATTAATTGTGATAACTGTATTAGTGGTAATTTTTATTTTACAAATGAATCCTCTTGGTGCAGTAGTATTAATAATAATATATGCATTAATTGCAATACCATTGATATATATCATTTTTTTATTTTCTAATTTACCACAATTTGGAAAAACGGCAGGCATTCCTAGTTTGAAAACATGTTTTGATAAAAATACTATATTTAAATTATCTAACGGAAAAGAAAGTACAATTTCTCAATTAAAAGTGGGTGATGTATTAGAAGATGGAACAATGATTCAATGTCATTTTATGTTAGACTCTTCTAGAGAAACCATGTATAATTTACACGAAGTTATTGTAAGTGGTTCTCATCCTGTTTTACATAATAATCAATGGATTTCTGTTGAAAACCACCCAAATGCAAAGAAAATTATAAATTATTATGAAAAATATATATATTGCATAAATACTAGCAATAAAAAAATTATTATAAATAACGTTATATTTTCAGATTGGGACGATGTATTGAATGAAAATAAAGGTCTTGTTTTGTTAAACAAATTTAATGATACAAATTTGAATAATATACATAAATATTATGATAAAGGATTTTCTGAAACAACATTAATTAAAATGTATAATGGATCATTTAAACCCATTTCTAAAATAAAAGTAGGTGATATTTTAGATAATTTTATAAAAGTTTATGGAATCGTTCATATTAAATCTGACGATTTAATTGATGGAAATTTATTAAATGTATCAAATAATAAAGATTTAGGAACATTATATAATTTATTAACGAATACAAATTACTTTTATATAAATAATTTAAAATATAACGATTTTAATTCTTGTATTGATAAATATTTATAATTTTTTTTAATTATTATCTATTAATTATGTATAATGATTTTGAAATTAAACTTTAGAGTAGAAATAATATTATTATTAATAATATTAATTCTTATGGTGGTTGCACCCATGTTATTATCTTGCACTAATCATTCTCCTTATAAATTATTAGAAGGATTCGTTGAAGGATTTGTAGAAGGAGTTGCAAATACATTAAAAGAAGACGAAGATAAAACACTGAATATAAATACAGGTGGAATGTCTACATCATCATCATCTAATAATAATAAACCTACTAAAGCGAAAAAAGAAGGATTTTCTAATTTTAAAAAGAAACCAGATATTCCATTGATATTTAATGATAACATGTTTAAACCAGAATGTTGTCCAAATACCTATTCAAATAGTATGGGATGTGCATGTATGACACAATCTCAATATACATATTTAATTGAGCGTGGAGGAAATAATATTCCATATAGCGAATATTAAAATGTCAACATACATTTTTTACAATAACATATTTTTTCATATCGTTCTAGATTTAATTCAATATAATCATATTCTAATTCATGAATACAATTTTTTCTTAATTTATCTTCCAATATTTCAATCAACTCATTTATTTTTTTATGAATTATATAATTTTGTGAAATTAATATTTCACTGTTAATAATCTCATGTTTTTTTTTATTCAATACATTATATAATTCCAACCAATTTTCAACATTTAGTTGTTGATTCAACTTCACTACATTTTCTTCTTGCTCCATTTAAATAATTAATATATTAATATATTAATTATTTAAATTCTATAGATATTTAAATTACAATTAAATATACATGTTTTTATAAATACTTGTATTTTCATCTCTTTTTATTAATTTATCTATAATATCTATTGTAACTGTAAATGGAAATGTAACTTTCAACGATAAATCTTTGCCAAATAAATTACTTTCTGGTTTCATTAATCTAAATAAATTTAATTTTGTATGAATTATTTCCATACATCTTTTTAAATTTCTCACACCTTGTTCATTCATACAATAATTTTCAATAATGTATTTAATAGTATTATCTGGTATAATTACCATTCCATCATCAAATACAACTTGTTTTCTAATATTAGGAAGAATATATTGATTACATATAATTGTTTTTTGATTCATATCATATCCTTTTGTACTAATTCTATACATTCTATCTTTTAAAATTGGATTTACTTTACTCTCATCATTATAACTAAATATAAATATACATTTACTCAAATCAAAATCAATCTCTGAAAAATATTTATCATGAAATTGAGAATTCTGCGAGGTATCTGTTAAATGTGTCAATATACTTGCAATTTCTTCTCCTTTTGGGGTTTCACTTATTTTATCCAATTCATCAAAATATATTACTGGATTCATACTTTTACAATCAATCAATATTTGAACAATTTTTCCCCACGTACTACCTTCATAAGTATAGGAATGACCTTCCAAAAAACTACTGTCAGTTGCCCCACCCAATGCAATAAAGGCAAATGGACGATTTAAAATTTTACTAATTCCTTCTTTGACAAGAGACGTTTTTCCACTTCCAGGTGGTCCATGAATTGCAATTGCAGTACCAATTGAAGAAGGATTCATTATCAATTGACCTAGAATTTGCATAATTTGCATCTTTGCATCATTTAATCCATACACTGCTTTATCTAACGTATTTTGAGCATTTTCCATAAAATCGTGACATTTATCTATTCCATCATTTACACAAATAGGTAATTTATCTATTTTTCCAAATGGAATTCTCATAAAAGTATCAACCCAATTTTTTATTTTACAATATTCACCTGTTCCTGGTTCCATACTATTTAATAATGCCATCTTTTTTATTGCAGTCACTTTAAAAATAGCAGGTATGCTTGATTCAATCAATGAAAGTCTATAAGGTTTATCTATTTTTGTAATATTATTTATTTCTTTTATTTTTTTAATTATACATTTTTGTTCTTCTGATTCCAATTTAACGAAATAATTATAATCATTTAACATGTTTTTATTTTTAATGATTTTTCTAAAAATTCTCTCATTTCTCTCTTTTTCTTTTTCTAATCTTCTTTCTTTTTTTGCAATTTGATTTTTTATTTCTTCTTTACATTCTTGAATACATTTTACAATAAATGGATTATTATATTTCTTTTTAATACTATTTAATTGCTTCAAAATTTGTTTATCTGTTATGTCTTTGTCATCAATCTCATTTTTTTCCAATAAATCTACCTTTTTTATTATATCTTTTACTATTATTTTATTTTCTTCTCTACATTTTTGTTTCTTTATTTCTTTTTTATCCTCTTCTTCTTCTTCATAATCTTCATCATCATCATCTGTTGAAGAATCACTTATTTCATCATCTTCGTTTTCTGTATCATATTCTTCATCTTCACTATCAAATGAATCATAATCATCATCAGTTGAACTTTTATCATTTACAGTAAAAATAATATTGAATTTTTTCATTTCTTCTAATTTATTCTTTTTAGATTCTTCTTCGTTTTTTTTAACCTTTTCTTCCATATATTTTGACGGAAATAATTTACTCAAAAATTTAGTGTATTCTCTACTATCATACTTTTCTTCATCATCTGTAGAACTATCATCATTATTTGGAGGATTATTTTTTTTATTTATTTTTTTATTATCTTTTTTAGACATGATTATTTTATATTATTACATATTTTTAAATCTATTTGATGTAGAAATCTTATATAAATACAGTTAAAATAGAATACATTATAATAATACATTAATTAAGTGTTATAAAAGATATAAATATAATTCTTTATAATTATTTTTGAAGAATTATAAAATTGAATCAAAACAATCTAAAAATTATCTTTACACTATAACAAGAGAGAATGTCTTTGAACAAACAAAATCCAAGCAAAATTATTGGTATTCAGTTCAGTATTCTTTCTCCTGAAGAAATACGAAATGGTTCTGTTGCAGAGATAACTTCACGTGATACATATATTAATAATAAACCTGTCATTGGAGGATTATTTGATCCAAGAATGGGTGTATTAGAACCTGGAATTATTTGTCCTACTGATGGTTTAGACTATATGAATACACCTGGTTATTTTGGCCATATTGAATTGGCAAGACCTGTATTTTATATTCAGTATTTAAATACTATAATAAAAATTCTAAGATGTGTTTGTTTCAAGTGTAGTAAATTGTTGATAAATAAAGAAAAATATAAACAAGCTCTTAATTTAATTGGAGAACATCGTTGGAAATATGTATTTAATATAGCAAGTAAAAAACATTATTGTGGTGAAGATAATGAAGATGGTTGTGGATGTTTACAACCTAAAAAAATTGCCAAAGAAGGATTGGCAACTATTTTAGCAGAATGGAAACAAACTTCTAATTCTGAAACCATTGGAATAAAACTCACTGCAGAAATGATTCTTAAAATATTTAAACGTATATCAGACGAAGATGTGAATTTTATGGGGTTTAATCCTATTTGGAGTAGACCTGACTGGATGATTTGTCAAGTTATGGCAGTTCCACCACCTGCTGTAAGACCATCTGTTAAACATGATTCTTCACAAAGAAGTGAAGATGATTTGAGTCATATCTTGGTGAGTATTATTAAGACAAATAATTCTCTTCAAGAAAAAATACAAAGTAATTCTGCCGAATCTGTCATTGAAGATTGGACGACTCTTTTACAATATTATGTTGCCACACAAGTGGATAATAAACTTCCTGGTGTTGCAGCTGTTGCCCAACGTTCTGGACGACCTCTCAAATCAATCAAAGATAGATTGAGTGGAAAAGGTGGAAGAATGAGAGGAAATTTAATGGCAAAAAGAGTTGATTTCAGTGCACGTTCAGTTATTACGGCAGATCCCAATATTTCTATTCGTGAATTGGGTGTTCCTATGAAAATAGCCAAAAATATGACCAAACCAGTCATTGTTAATAACAGAAATAAAGCATTTCTAATTAAACTCGTAAAAAATGGTCCAGATGTTTATCCTGGTGCAAAAATTCTAGAGAAGAAAAATGGCGATTCCATTACTCTTCGTTATTTAGACAGAAATTCAATCGTCTTGGAAGAAGGTGACATTATTCATAGACACATGATGGATGGTGACGTTGTCTTATTTAATCGTCAACCTACTCTTCATAGAATGTCTATGATGGCTCATATTGCACGAATTATGAAGCAAGGCGACACATTTCGTATGAATGTTGCAGACACAAAACCATACAACGCGGATAGATTTACGACAACCTATTTCCAAATGGAATAGGTTGTCAAGCCATCAATGTCCGCAACAGGAGGCGTGAAAAGCGTGTTACCTCCTAGTAAATAAATGAATAATATACTTGAGGCAAATCATAATATAAAATTGATTATAAAATTATATATAATTTATAAATTAAATTATCTCCAATGACAACCAAAACATGTTCCAAATGTTCCGAAAATAAAAGTATAGACTATTTTATTAAGAATCGTAATATATGTAAAGATTGTAATAATTTATTTCGTAGACAAAAATATCTAACAGATGAGGCATTTAGAAAAAAAGTAATTAAAGAAAGAAGTGAATACAAACACAAAAAAGTTGTATTAAGAGCAATTCAAATAAAAGAACAACAACTTATTATTGGTATTGACAATATAGTTTGTAGATATTGTAATGTTATTAAACATAAAGATAGATTTCGTCATAATCGTTTAAAATGTAGAGATTGTGAACGTGATGATCCAAATGAAAAATTTAAACGTTACATTAGAACACGAATATATAATTGTTTGAAAAACCATAATAAGACAAAACATTCTATTGATTATTTAGGTTGTACTACATTAGAATATTCAAATTATATATTTAATTACAACCCAAATTATAACTTGGATAATTATGGAAATACGTGGCACATTGACCACGTAATACCCATTTCCAAGTTTGATTTGAATAATCATGAAGAACAACTAGTTGCTTTTAATTGGAGAAATACTATGCCTTTATCTAGTAGAGAAAATTTGTCTAAGAATAATAAAATTATTAAGGAACAAGTATTGGAACATGTTATAAAATTATTAAATTATAATACTAATAACAAACTTGATTTGCCTCAAGTATATATTCATTTATTTGCAAAACATCTTGATGCTGGAAACCCCTTAGAGCTTTTACTACCACTCACATCTGGAAACATTTGCGAGGAACTCGTTTAATTGACGAACCCAATGGTAATAACGTAAAAGATTGGGCAATCAGCAGTGTCACTTTCTAAGTCCGTTATGATAAGGATACGAAAGGCACTCAGAGACTGAACGGATGTTGGTTCATAATGACGGATTAATCAACCTGAATGAGCTTAAGATACAGTCCGACCGTTTGGGAAACCTTACGGAGTTATCGTTTGATGGCGATGAAATGAATTTACATATGCCTCAGGATGTAGAGGCAGAAACAGAATTGAGGAATTTGGCGGCAGTTCCTTATCAAATTATTAGTCCTGCAAACAATTCACCTATTATTGGTATTTATCAAGATTCAATGTTGGGTTGTAATCGTTTTACTAGAGAAGGAATTCATTTTACTGCAAGAGAAGCAATGAATTTAATTGTAATGTTTCCTAGAATTAATGAACATAAACTTCATGAAGAACTCTCACAAAAAGGTTCAATTAGTAATTTTCATTTATTATCTCAAATTCTTCCTCCTCTATCCCTGAAATATCCAACTAAATTGTTTAAAGAAAAAGACGAAAATAAAAGCACATCTAATAATATTTTGGAAATAAAAAATGGTGATTATATTCGTGGACAATTAGAAAAGGGTGTATTGGGGGGTGGTTCAAAGAGTATCATTCAAAGAGTGTGTAATGATTTTGGTAATTTGGCTGCATCTAATTTCATTGATGATTTACAGAATATTATTACTGAATATATGAAATCAAGTTCGTATAGTGTTGGAATTGATGATTTGATTTCTAACTCAGTTACACAACATAATATTATTGATGTCATCACTAAGAAAAAAATAGAAGTTAAAAATTTAATAGATCAAATACAAATTGGCATTTTTGAAAATAAAACAGGTAAATCAAATGAAGAAGAATTTGAAACACAAGTAAATAATATATTAAATACTGCTGCTAAAGATGCAGGAAATATTGGATTAAAGAGTTTGAATAAAAATAATAGATTTGTTATTATGGTAAATGCAGGATCAAAAGGTAGTGATTTGAATATATCACAAATGATTTCTTGTTTGGGACAACAAAATGTAGATGGTAAGCGTATCCCTTATGGATTTGACAGAAGAACATTACCTCATTTCACTAAATTTGACGATAGTCCAGTTGCTCGTGGGTTTGTAGAGAGTTCATATATTAACGGATTGTCTCCACACGAATTGTTCTTTCATGCTATGGGCGGTCGTGTTGGTTTGATTGATACTGCCGTGAAAACTTCTACCACTGGATATATTCAAAGAAGACTCATCAAGGGATTGGAAGATTTAATGGTTTCTTATGATATGACAATTCGTAGTAGTAAAAATAAAATAGTTCAATTTGCATATGGTGAAGATGGTATTGATACAGTAAGAGTAGAGAAACAATCCATTCCATTGGTAAAAATGAGTATTCAAGATATTTATTCACATTTTAATATTCCAAATGATACAACTAGTACAAAATCATTAAAGAAAATAATGAAAACAGATGTATATAATAGATATAAAAAAGAATATGCAGAAACAAATAAAAAATGTAAATTCTATACTGATTTAATGATTCAAAATAGAAACGAAATAATTAAATCCATCTTTAAATATAAAGATGACAGTGATGTTTATTGTCCTGTTGCCTTTAATTATATCATTGGAAACATACAGAATCAAATGTTTATTAATTCTAATTCTCTAATAGATTTGACATTTCTTGATGCATTTAATATGATTAATGAAACATTACTCAATCTAGAAAAAATATATTATGTAAAACCAACCGACCTATTTAAAACATTATATTATTATTATCTGTCACCAAAAGAATTATTATTTATCAAGAGATTCAATAAAAATGCTCTAACCGTTCTATTGGAAACCATATCTCTAGTATATAAACAATCAATTGTTGCTCCAGGTGAAATGGTTGGAATTATTGCTGCTCAAAGTATCGGTGAACCTACTACACAACTGACACTCAATTCAGTTACTTATGAAACTGAAATATTAGTGAGAAACCGCGAAGGAAATATTTCTAAAATACAAATTGGTGATTATATAGAAGAAAAAATAAATATTGCAACCAAAAAAGAATATTATAAGGATAAGGATACAACTTATGCCGAATTAGATGATTACTATGAAATCCCTTCATGTGATGAAGATGGAAATGTTATGTGGAAAAGAATTGAAGCAGTAACAAGACATCCAGTTATTAATGAAGATGGTACAAATACAATGTTGAAAATCACAACTGAAGAAGAGAGAGAAGTATATGTTACAAAAGCAAAAGGAATACTCAAGTTGATTGATGGAAAAATCGTTCCAATTAATGGAGATCAATTAAAAGTAGGTGATTATTTACCTGTTTCTAAAAAACAAATAGAATTTGATGAAAAAATTAATTTGAAACTCAAAGAAATATTATCACCAAAAGAATACATTTATACAAGCGAATTAAATAAAGCAATAGAAGTAATGAATGAGAAACATTGGTGGTCAACTCATAATGATAAAACATTCGTTTTGCCTTATAAAAGGAGTGATAGTTTTGTTTGTAAAATGAGCAATAAATTGAGAAATGGATGTAAAACAAAAACTACTCTAAATCATGGTTGTGTTTATACGAAACAAACAAATATGAATAATTATAACATTCCAGAAGAAATTCCTCTTGATTATAATTTTGGTTATTTAATTGGTGCATATTCTGCTGAAGGATGTATGACTAAAACACAACTATCCATTGCAAATAATGACATTGAATATTTTAAACCCATATTAGAATTGTGTGAAAAATGGAATATTACTACAAAAATTTATAAAACTGAAGATAAAATACAAAAAGGATGGGTGAGTCAAGATTTAAGGATTTACAATACTTTATTATGTAGATTGTTAGAAATATTATGTGGAAAACTAAGTCATAACAAATTTGTATCTGATAAAATTATATTTTCAAATAAAGATTGTTTGATGGGATTTTTGGATGGTTATATTGGTGGTGATGGACGTATAGATACAAAATCAAAAATAATTACAATGCATTCTGTATCAAAAAAGTTATTAATAGATGTTCAGCAAATTTGTAATATTGTTGGAGTATATTCCTACATCAAGAAACCACGTAAAGTATTAACAAATAATAGAGGATCATTAGATATAAAACAAGGTTATAATTTATCTATAACTGGTTCACAATTACACGAATTTGTAAGTAAATTAAATATTAAAATTAAACATAAACAAGATAATTTGAAATTATTATTGGAACATAATCACCAATATAAAATTCATAAGAAAGATACAATTATTCCTAATGAAATAAATAATGTATTGATATTTCAAAAGAGAATTGATGATAAATACACAGATTTATTATTTGATAAAGTGAAAAGCATTGAAATGGTACCCAATACAACAAATTATGCATATGATTTAACAATTCAAGATACAAGAATTTTCAACCTTTATAATGGTCTTCCAGTTTTCGATACATTTCATTTTGCTGGTGTTTCTAGTAAATCTAATGTGACGAGAGGTGTTCCAAGAATTGAAGAAATATTGTCTTTATCATCTGAACCTAAAAATCCTTCACTCACTATTTATTTAAAACCCAATGATGAAGAAGACCGACAAAAAGCGCAAACAATCATGTATTCATTAGAATATACCAAGTTGGTTGATATTGTGGATTCAATTGAAATTTGTTTTGAACCCAGAGATGAGGTTGGAACATCTTCTATATTTGATGATAATGATTTATTAAAACAATTTCATTTATTTGAAGAAATGATTGATGAATGTTCTGGTAATTCAACGGCAAGTAAAGAATATTCTAAATGGTTATTGAGAATGGAATTGAATGCCGAAACAATGTTGGAGAAAAATATTACAATGGATGATATAAACTTTACACTAAAAAATGGATATGGAAATGATATTTATTGTATATTCTCAGATTATAATTCAGATAATTTGGTATTTAGAATAAGAATGGCAAATATAACATCCCCTCAATCCAAGTTTAAAACAAACATTGACCCATTAGACCAATATGACCAAATTTATAAATTAAAAAATTTCCAAGAACAATTATTGAATAATACCATCATTCGTGGAATTAAAAAAATCAATAAAGTCATTTTAAGAAAATTAAAAGATAATGTGTTTGAACAATCTGGTACTTTCAAGAAAAAAGATATTTGGGTTGTGGATACAATCGGTACAAATCTTCTTGATGTATTGGCGTTGGATTATATTGATAATGTTAGAACATTTAGTAATGATATTATGGAAATATATAATGTTCTTGGTATTGAAGCTGCCAGACAAACTATTTATAATGAATTGGCAGAAGTATTAGAGTTTGATGGAAATTATATTAATTATCATCACATGGCATTATTATGTGATAGAATGACTTATTCAAGCAAATTAATTAGTATATTTAGACACGGAATTAATAATGATAATATTGGTCCTATTGCAAAAGCATCATTTGAAGAAACACCAGAAATGTTTTTAAAAGCTGCCAAACATGGAGAATTAGATATTATGAGAGGTATATCGGCAAATCTTATGGTGGGCCAAGAAGGTATATTTGGTACCAATTCATTTCAAGTGTTGTTGAATATGGAAGAAATGAAAAAACTTACTGGAACTGAATACAAAAAAGATGATTTTGAAGAAGATATTATGAATAAATACTTGAATAATATTGAGAATCCAAATCAAGAATGTAGTATTAGTCAAATTAAAATAGATAATAATTATGAAAATTTAAATCATCTTGATGAAGAATCAGATGACGATTATATGCCTGATGGGTTTTAAAAGGAGAAAAATAATTCATAATAATTAATAATTTTTATGAATTCAATTAAATTTCATTTACAATAATTACATCATCTTCTAATTTATTCTTTTTTGTTCTTGGTTTTCTTGGTTTTCTTGGTTTTTTTGGATTCACAATAATTACATCATCTTCTAATTTATTCTTTTTTGTTCTTGGTTTTCTTGGTGGGTTTAAAACTTTAATTTCTTCTTCTTCTTCATCACCTCTTAATTCAATTTGTTCAGTTATTTTTTTTATATATTTAGTTTTATTTCTAGGCGTATACACTTCTAAATATTCAGTAATAGATTGTATATTTTCAATTGTAAATAACAATTCACTTTTTTTATTAGGACAAGAAATAATATCTAATGGTAATTTTATATCATTGGATTCACGATATAGTATTTGAAAATTTATTACATGATCATTTCTACTTGGCGATGTAATTAAAAAGATAAATGAATCTGTTTCATTTCCATATAACGTAACAACATGTTTTTTATTAAATAATAATTTTTGAGATAATACAATGATTGGAATTTTATATTTCTCTACTAATAACCAAATATCAAACAATGTTATAAAATAATGTTCAGAAAATATTGCTTCATATATACTCATATTTCCAATTTTTATTTCATCAGAAAAGTATTTTTTTCCTTCTTCTTCTAAAATATATAATATTTTTTTTGAATTAATAGAATAATATTTATCATATAACCCAACTAATATCATTTTAATATCATAATTTGATAAATCATTATCATTTATAATTTTTTTAATTATTTCGTAACCACATAAAATGCTATTTGGATATTTATATACATTTATATTTGGCATAAAACAATCCTTCCAATAACTAATATTTATTTTTCCATTGGAAATTACATGGCATTGAATAATGGGGTCTTTATATTCAGATAATTTAATTACATCCCCATTCTCTACTATATTTGATACAACTGTATCATATGTATTATACTTTACATATTTATTTGATTCAACTGCAATTAAATTATTAAAATAATCTTTTAATCCAGAATCTGTTATTATCATTTCGTTTTCTTTCAAGTTATAATTTAATGTTCCAAATGATAAATATGCATTAGGTTTAAATATATAAGAATTGATTCTACTGTATCTAATTAATTCGTCTGCCATTTTTCCATAAAATAATTTTTCATTATCGTTAGAAACTGCCCCACTATTTGGTAATATTAATTGACACGTATTTTTGGTATATGAACATAATGGATTATTGGATACACACGATTTTTCATCCATATTTTCACAACTTGAGTAATTATCTAAAAATTTTACATATTCTTTTGGATCTATTTCTGTAAATGTTATTTTATCTTTTCCTAACTGTTTTAATATTTGAACTATTACATTATACTTATCTTTGTAAATAATAAACATGTCTTTTGTTATTTTCTCTACTTGTTCTCTCACTTTTATATTTTCATATTTATTTAATAATATACGAATTGTATTACGAAATACATTGTAAAATAAAGTTTCTAATTTTATCATTTTAACACTATCTTCTCTTTCTTTATCTTTTGTATTATTCATTAATATTTTTGAATCAGTCAATAACAAGTTACCTTCTCTAATCGTATCAAGATCATTTTCTACAAAATTTGCTTCATGAATCACCATAACAAATTGATTTGTATCTGTTATAATACCAACAATCGTTTCATCTTCAACTACTTTAAATACTGGATTACATTTTATTTCTTTTATTTCTTTATGTACAGTTCTTAAAAAAAATTTTGTATTTTCATAGGATTGATATACAGATTCATCGTCCATAAAAGTATAATCATATGTATTGATTAATGAAGAAGGAAAACAAGGAATTACACCACTTATTTCTTTTTTTGATTTTAATTTGGTTAATGTTTTCTTTACTTGAATCAAAATGACTTGACTCATATAGTTTAATACTTGACGAACAATTTGGTAGTCGTTTTTTACTAATAACATGACCATTTCATTCAACTTTAACGCTTGTTTAAATTTGTATTCTTTCATATTATCAATTGGTTTGCATTGAGTTGACATTAATGGAGAAATAACTTTTGTCAATATTCTTTTTATACTTGGCGATAAAGATGGATTTCTTATAAAGAAAAAAGGGGTGATTTTTATATTTTTTGATTCGTTATTTTTAATCGTATAAATGGGTTCGTAATAATTATATATGTTATCTTTTATACTTTGAGTATAAATAATCATGGTTGGTTTATTTGAATTATATAAACTTTTAGAATAATGATTTGTAGGACAAATAATCTCTACATTACTTGTTGTATCATCAAATGGAACTTTTAAAATAACTAAATTTGCTCCTTTAAATAAACCATTATTATCACAAATAATATCCCATAAATAAGTGTAATCAATTTCTACTTCTGGATCTCTTAAATAAGTTTGAAAATTTTCAAATGCATTTACCAAATTAATAAAATAATTCATATTTTTTTCATTTATTTTAGAATATATATTAGATTTCTTGTATTTTTCAATTGAAATTTGTTCATTTATATCAATTGGTTTAAATAATGTAGTTAAATCACCATTTTGAAAAGTAATAAAATTATCAATTGTTAAAAAATGATTAATTATTATTTCTTTGAATTCTTGAATGGATAATTCTTTTTCTAATTTATTGATATAACTATAATTTTTTGCCATACATGCAACAAAAGATTGTGTATTACTTTTCTCTACTCCAACTCTTAATATACATTCTTTATTTATCTCAATCTTATTCAAATTTGTTGTGTAATATTCATTACAACCACTTTCTTTATGCTGTAAAAATTTTTTTAATACAACTGGTAAATGTCCATACTCACCATTATACAAAGGAAAAAAGGTTGGATTTTTTATTCCATTTAAATTATATTTTTTGTCTTCTTCTTTTTCTTTTTCTTCATCCAATTGAAATATTTCACTTTCATTTTTTCCTGTTACCAATTTATTGACTTTATCTAAACACATTTTTTTTACACTTTTATGCTTTTCTCCTATTTTTGAAAAACAACATGGAACACATAATTCATCTTCATTATCTTTATTATTAATAAATCCTGGAAATGGATATAATTTTCCTTTATTATTAAATTCAACTATAAATTTTCCTTTTGGAACAACTCTATCTTTTTCACCAATAACATTATTTGGATTACTTGGATCACCACATTCTTTTTTTTGCATTTCTGTAATAATAGGTGACCACGTTTTCAAACACCAATATCTAGGACATATATAATAATTTGTTTTTTCAGGATTAGAACCATATTCCAATATAGTCCCATCTTCTAATCCTTTTTCCAAATAATCAGGTATTTCTTTTAAAATATTTTTCATTTCCGTTTTTGTAACTAATACTGGTTGTCTCTTTTGATTTGAAGGACACGATTTTGAATATGCTTTATACCCTTTTTTAATATCCTTTGAAAAAATAATTGGATCATTCTTTTCCATTTTCTCTTGAAATGGATTAGGATGCGTTAAACTTTTTCCTTCCCAATTTATAATTTCTTGTATATCTTCTTCCTCTTCTTCTTCTTCTTCTTCTTCTTCTTCTTCTTCTTGTTCTTCTTCTAATAATTTTAATGAAAGTTTATCGTTTAATGTATGTAACTCATTTATTTTTTCTTTTGTATTAAACATATCATCATCTATTTGAGATATTTGTTTTTCAACATTTATAGAAGGATTATTTATTGTTTCAAGTTCCTTCTTTTTGTCTTTTTGAATATCCATTAATTCTTCCATGTTTGTTATTAATTTCTCTGTTTCGTCCTGTAATGATGATATTTCTGTTTTATTTGTACTTAAGGATTCGTTTGCACTTAAGGATTCGTTTGCACTTAATAAAGACAATTGTTTGTCTTTGTATTTTTCTTTTAAATCTTCATCTAAATCTTCATAATCACTAGTATAAGGCACCAAATCAGGTGGAGGTGTATCAGGTGTAAGTGGTCCTCTATAATTAAGATCATCTAATGGAATTGTAGGATTTCTATCTATAATGGATTGTTTGAATTTTTGTGAATAATTACTGTTATCTGAGCTTATTTTTGACGAATCATCTGTAGCATTCGGTGTATTTTCATTTGAATCAACAGGTAGAGAACTAGGAGTTATAGATAAACTACTTAATTCTTGACTAGGTGTATTACTATTTGTTTCTCCACCTTCAAACATTCCTTCAATATCTTCATCCAAATCAAAATCTTCCATTTCTTCATTTTCTTCTTCAATTGATTCTTTTATCAATTCTTGTTCTTTTATTAATTCTTGTTCTTTTATTAATTCCTGTTCTTTTATCAATTCTTGAACAGATGTATCTCTCTCATCTACAATATTTAAATCTCTTGGAATTGTAATGGGTAAATCTACTCGTAAATATAATTTTATTAATCCTTCAATATAGATGGGAATTATATTCAAGTAGAGAATATTGTCTATATTTTCCATGTTGAAATTAATTTTATTTAAATCAAATAAAGTCATTTGAACTTTAAATCCAGGATTTATATTTTTTCGTATTCCTCTTTTTATTATTTTTTGATTTTGTAAAGTTTCTAATTTTCTTGTATAATTTATTTCCAATTGGGTTGCTTGTTCAATTGTTAAATTATAATTAGACATTAATAATTGAATCAATTCTTCTTTTGCATATTGAAAATCTCCTTCATAAAAATTATAAAAATCCAAAATAAATGCTTCTTGACTTGTTACATTATTAAAATTATTTACTCTTTTAAATCTCATATGAATCGTACTTCCTTGAGGATTATCTACAATAAAAATAGGAGTAATATAATTGATAATGGAAGAAATATTAATATTTTGTAATGTTTTTTTCACAATAGAATTACATTCAAAATTTATACCATCAATTACAATATTATCATCTGTTACTTGATTAAATAATTGAATATTATATCCATTTTGTTCCATGTATATTTTGGCTTCATCCAACACTGGATTAATTACAGTTCTTATATAATTTTCAATAAATTCTATATTTGTAATTGTTTTAAATTCACAATAAATTTGAATATTTCCATTCTCAAAAAATTCACAACTACTAAATAAACTATCTTCATTATTAATAAATATAGAGACAGATTGTCTTTTTCCTAACACATTTTTTAATGTATTAATATTTGCTTTTGTATTTGTATCTTTTTCACCAATTGGAACAAATGGAATTTTTCTTCCATCTTTTGAAAGTTTATTACAAAAAATTCTATAAATATTTTCTCTGTTTTTTTCTGGATTAAACTTTATAAATGGGTTATCTAATGTTGCATGAATTATTTTAAAAATCACTTCTAAAGGTAATTTTACAACACTTTTTGGCAATATACTTAATTTAATGGATTTAATACCATAACTAAAATTTAATAATTCTTTTTTCTTTACATTTTTATATTTTTCAATATCATAAAATAAATCTATTTTCTTATATTTATTTTCAAAAATAGAAAACATTTCCAATGATTTTTCTACCCATTCTCTATTATTTATTTGATTTACAAATAAAATATCCTTTTTGTATAATTCATTAAAATATATTTTTGAAGTATATGGATTTCCATCTAATACATCATTTGCACAACACAAATATATTCTATTATCAATTATTTCACCACTATTTAATAATAATTCCGAATTAGAATGATTTACAATTCGTTTTTCTTCCAATTCATCATATATCTTTTCAGAAAAAGGATTTACTGTAAAAAAATAATCTATATTAGAAATAGTTGTATTCACACCTAATGAAGTATTTACATAAAAATATTGATTGTCTACATTTAAGGCAATAATATCATCATAATCATAAAATTCATTTTCTGGTTTTATTGGAATATCAAAACTAATTGGTTCTCTACTATCATTTAATATTATATTGCTTAAAAACTGTGTTAATTTAGATTTAGTAATGAATTTTTTTCTGTTTAATGTTAAAGTATCATAAATATGAATTGCAGATAATTTTTTCTTTATTTCACCAAATAAATATATTTCTTCTTCTGAAAAAGAAATATCTAATTCATTATATGCTTTTACTATCTTTAATTTTACATCCAACATGGTATCATCCAAATGGATTTGTAAACCAGAAAAATATACAGGAATTTCTTTTTCCATGATTACATTCCATTCTATTTCACTAAAGAATTCTTGTATTTTTGTAGATTTTTTATTTTTTTTATATATCTCATTAAAATCATATTGTGAATCATCATATATATTTCCAAAAAATACAATGACTGATTCTATTTCTGAATTATTTTTTAATTTAAATATTTTATAAATCATTGTTATTATCTATAGACATTATTTTATTTTTCTTATGGAAACCAACAGTTTTATTATCTAAATATCATAATAAGGATTATCAGTTATAGTCATTCCACAATAACTTTGATTTTCTTTTTTATAATCAACTGGTTTATATATTCCTATTTTAACTGCATTTTCTAAGAGAAATTTAAAATTCTTCCAAAATTCTTGTTTGTGACCAATTGACTTTGTCATTGTATGTGCTAATTCATGTATTGCAACAAATGTCAATGTATTAATATCAATTAATGTTCCTGTATTTTTCGTTTTATTTAAACAAAATGCCATTTTTTCTCCTTTATTTTCACTATAAGCAGTCAATTCACTCGTAGGTAATGTTTCTGTTATTTTATCTGGATTGAAATTATTTTTTAAACGAATTACATCTTCATCATTTGGATATTCTTTGGATACATAATTAACCAACCTTTTCATTCTCTCTACTGCTTCAGCTAATAAATTTACTGCATCTTTTAACATTACACGATCTCTCACACAATATTTTTTACCATCTACTGATGAAATAACACATTTTAATTGAAAATTTTCAGAAAAATAATACATTTTTAAACAATAAAACAATACAATTCCACCAATAATATAAAATAATATATTACTTTTCATAGATATATTATTTTATTATTTAATTATTCCCATAAGAAACATACTACAAATACAATTATGAAGATAAGGTAGCAGTAGTGCTGCCAATTTCTAAAGGAGGTCTCATAAAATCAGGAGTAATTGTACTCTGATTCCATGGTCCAACATATATTTGTGGGTTAGGAGGTTCTGAACGTATTTGTAAGTTCGCGTTTCTTAATGATTCACCAATTGTATCTATACCAATATGATACCCTGCTCTTAATAAATTAATATTTGCTAATTCACCTTTTCCTGAAGGATTCAATTGTGCCCATTGTGAATTAGTATCTTTGGGTAACAAATCAGCAGGATTTTGAATATTAGGTTGGGTACAAGAGGTTGGAACACCAATAGATGGAGTTCCTATACCACTTACCGAAGAATACGTTTCATTAAACCCCAACGGTTCAGATGGTTTCACACCTGTTGAATTAGAGTTCGTTTTAGTATTCTTGTATACATTTCCTTTAGAGTTTTGAGACATGAATTCTGGACCCATGCTTGATTTATTACTTATATATTTTCCAAATGAACCTATTCCAAAAGCAATGATTAATAATATAATAATTGCACCAACTCCTGTATCATTCCAAAGTTTTTTCAAGTAACTAGAACTCATTATATAAAATTAGAATAAAATATTTTTGAGATATACATTTAAATATCCATATTATAATTCAAGGTTTCTTCTATACTTTTAAAATCCAAATCGCTAATTACACTATCTTCATCTTCTAAATCTTCTAATTTATATGTTTTCTTAATATTCTTTGCTTCTAAAAATGCTAAAAGTGCATGATGCTTTAATATTCTTGCTTTTTTTCTTGCTTGACGATATATATTATAATACAACTCTTCAGGTCTTTTTAAAATCATACTATCATTATCATCTTCTAAATGTATATCTGTCAATTCAATCATATCATTTTCTATATCTTCTAAAACATTATTTTCTTCTAAACTTTCTTTGTCTAAAGATTCTTCTATATCCTTTTTTTGTAATTCGTCTAAATTATTTATTTTTTTTGAATCATTTTCATTTAAAACATTATTTTTACTTATTATTTCATCTTCATCATCCGAATTGACTATTAACTCCTCTTCCTTTTTTACTTCTTTTATATGAATATTTGTTTTTGGTTGTATTACACATTTTTCAAAAATAACATCACTATCCAAGAGCATTACTTGCTTTATTTCTATATCTAATTGAAAACTTCTTGATGTAAATTTAATACCTTGAATCTCAATCACAGAAATAATTTTTTTATCAAAAGTAATGTCATCCATTGTTAAAGGTGTTTCATCTTCACTATATATCCTTATAGATGGATTATTGGTTGAAGTATTTGTTTTTACATTACATCTTACTAAATAATATTTTCCTGATTTGTATATTTTTGTTGGACTACTAAATGCACTTTCAATATCATTTTTATCCAACTTTTCTTGGAACCATTGGTCTCCTTTTTCAAATAATAAATCAACACATTTAGACTCTAAATTTTCTAACCATTTTATAAACACATCTTCATTTGATTCAAACATTAATTCTGTATGAATTTTTTTTCCATTTTTTATAAATCCTTGTTTTGTTAGACTTTTAGGAGTTTGAATATATAACGGTTTCCCAGATGAATATATTTTTGTGAAAAATGCTCCTCCCTGTATAGATGTAGGATATGCTAAATGAATTGTAGAGAAATCAAAATCATCTGTTGGAGAAATAATATGTGTCATTACATGAAATAAGGAAAAGAAATACAATAACAAATCGCAAAATTTTTCATTGAATGGTATATGACGGATATTTTCTCACAATGTTTAGATATTTTAAAAAGAGAAGATGTGAAATATAAAATGAAAGAAGCTTTTGAACCTGTTATTTCTCTACTTGTGGACGAATTTAAACCTTATATCTACATTGGAATGTGTATGATTTTTACAATTTTTATAATGATTTTGACAATTCTAACATTGTTGATTTTTATTTATAAATCACAGTTTTATAATCTAATTATATAGTAATAAATAATGCCAGATAGAACTATATTAATAGACCAAGTAAAAAAAAAAATTATAGATGGTAAATCAAAAAATGAAGTTCTTTATCAAATGTTTTTTCCTGATGGTAACCATGATAAAAATGATGATGTATTTAAAGACCAAATTGCATTGTTACCAGATGATATTCTAGAACACTTTGATGTAACTAATTCAGACAAAAATCGTATTGTTATGAATACAAGTACTAGTGCTGGTAAAAATACAGATATAAAGATAGACACAGTAAAATTAAACCCAGAAGATCCTAAGTTACCAGGTGATATAGATTCAGCAGTAGCTGCGGCTGCTGTTGCAATTGCTGCAGCCGCAGCAGCGGTTACTGATGATGCAACTAAGGCGAGTGTCTTAGACGCTGCTAAAGAAGTGTTGGGAAATATTGATAATGATGATACTACAGAGTCATCTACAAAATTAAATAACATTGCTAATGATATAAATAAGACTGATCTAAATGCTCTTGCTGCTGCTATTGCTGCACAAATAGCGGCTATTGCTGTTGCATCTGATTTAGACCCTGTAACTATAAAAAATGATGTTAAATCTAGTGTTGAAAAATTTATTGAAATTAGTCCTACTACATATGCTGTTGCAGCAGCAGCAACCGCAGATAAAACTAAACCAAAACAATCTGCTGAAACACAGGCAAAGAATGTAAAGGATCTTGCTACATATGCATATGGTATATATCAAAACTATACCACAGATATAATAAGTGCTATCACGTCTGCTTCTCGTTCGTCTACTACAAATTTTGGTATTGAATATAATACTACCATTCACACCACTTTTAAAAACGGAATTAACCCTATGAATACTGTTGTTGCTATTGATGAAGCAGTTACTAAAGCAGTTAAGGTAGTTCAAAGTGCAGTTACAAAGTCTACTGATGCATATAATGCTGTTCAGATTACTGAGGATATTGCAAATGCTGTTCAAAAGGTTGTTACTGATATATCTACAAATTTAAAGTCAGTATTTTCATCCGGGTCAGTATTTTCATCAGGTATTGTTACTGCTAAAAATACTGCCAAACAAGCATATAATAAAGCTAAAAAAGATGCAGATTCTAATAAAAGCAATCTAACATTACAATATATTAAAGAGGTTATGGGTGCTGTTTATGAAGTTAGTAGAGACGCTCATAGAATTTCAAATGATGAAGATGATGATAAAACCGTTCTATTAGAAGCAGTTAAAACAGTTGCCAACGCAGTTACAGCAGTTGCTGATAGAGTTAAAAATGTAGTTGATTCGTCTACTTCTAATTCAAATATTTATATTAAAAATGCTAGAAATAATTATAAAGTTGCTAACAAAAATAAAGATAATGCTCATTCTAACAAAAATATAGCTAAGGGTCAGCTAAAAGTTGCAGAGAAAGAAGTTGTCAATGCAGAGAAAGAAGTTGATGCTGCACAGCAAGAAGTTAATGCTGCACAGCAAGCAGTTGATGATGCAGATCAAGAAGTTAATGCTGCACAGCAAGCAGTTGATGATGCAGATCAAGAAGTTAATGCTGCACAGCAAGCAGTTGGCACAGCTGATGATGAACTTGACAATGCTCAAGCAAAGATCCCAAAAGACCAAGACGAGATTACGCATCTTATACAAATAGATAACAACGCAGTTGAAAGAAAAAATAAGGCAGATGCTGATAAAGTTCAGGCAGATGAAAGAAAAAGTAAGGCAGATGAAAGAAAAAGTAAGGCAGATGCTGATAAAGTTCAGGCAGATGAAAGAAAAAGTAAGGCAGATGAAAGAAAAAGTAAGGCAGATGAAAGAAAAAATAAGGCAGATGCTGATAAAGTTCAGGCAGATGAAAGAAAAAGTAAGGCAAAGACAGAGGTTGATGCTGCAAATATAGCGTTTGATGCAGAAAATGATAATTTTAATAATGCACAAACACAACTTAACACTGCACTAGCCACTAACTCACACGTTAATGTTAGTCTTGTTACAGATGTTACAAATGAAACTAATGATACTGTTACAGAAATAATTAATGATGTTAAACGTGTTGCAGACGCTGCTACACGTGTCTTTACCGATAAGGCAAATAATATTGCTATTAATGTTACGGATAAGGCTAAACATTTTGGTGGTGCAGCTGATGCTGCTGCTAAATCTGTTACTGACGCAGCAACTAGTAAGGGTGTTGAATATCTTATACTCTTGCTTAAAACTGCTAGTGAAGCTGCACAAAAAGTTGCAGATGAAATTAACGATATTGATAATTATGAAGTTGTTGCACAAAAAGTTGCAATTGAGTTTGCAGCAAAAAATTCACCAACCAATGTGTTGAAAATGGTTGGTAATTTTTTTGCTGTTTCTACTAATAAAGGTATGAGTTATGCTAATGTTAATGAGATTATTAGAGCAGTAAATTCGGTTACTAATAATGTTACAGCTAATACTCCTGATCGTGTAAAGCAAGCTCAGGATAATGTCTTTTCATTTTTGAGCTATAATCTCGCCACCATTGCTAAAGTTGCAGTTGTTGCCGCAGCTAGGGCTGCTTATAATCATCCATTAGAGGCAGCTCAAGCTGTTGTTAATGCTATAGAATCTGTTCAAGGTAATTCAACTATAAAAATTGAAATATCAATCGCAGCTTCAAAAACTGCTGCTATTTCATATACATTAGCATTGCCAAGACCATTACAAGATAATATAAAAAAGGTAAAAGATATTAAAAAAAAACTGGAGGAATATGAAAAGACTTATTCTGATGTTAAATTAGTAATACAATATGTAACTCAAGCAAAAGATGCTGCAAAACCTACGTTTGAACGATTAAAAAAATATAAATTAGATATTGAAAAAGTAATTTCATTACTTACTAGTTTTAAAGCAAAAATTAAAGATATAGATTCTATCCAACAGAAAATTACAGACAAAACACATGAAATAACCGATATATCAACTAAAATAAAAAATATAGCTGGTGACATAACAAAACTGAATGATGAAATAAAACAACTAGATAACGATATAACGAAAGGAACCACATCAGGTAATAAAGCAAATATCAAACTACTTAACGATGAAAAAGACGCAAAAATCACAGAGAAAAAAAAACTATTTAACGATAAAAGAGAAAAAGAAAAAGAAGAAAAAAAATTAGTAAAAGAACTAGATAAATTGAAGGATGATGAAACAAAGTTTGACCTTCTTAAAACCGAAATACAAAAAGCGAATGGATTACTAATATATAAAGATATATCTAAAGATGATATTATAGATTCAACAAAAATTGATAAAAATATTGAAAATCTTAAAAAACAAATAGAAGTGATAGATAAATATATTAGTAATTCATCAATAGAGAATGATGCAATTGATTCTGGAACACTAACTGAGAAAATAAATGGAATATATTGTTTAATTTATGATTTTAGAAATATTAAATATTATATTAATACTAATTCTAATAAAAAAAATAAATCACATATTTTTTTAAAATATGAATATTTTTCTGGTATACAAGTTACAACAAGAGCTTCGTGGTCATTTCAATTATATAGTTCTACCAGAACAATTAAGTTACTTAGTTTTAATTGTAGATTTTCATGTGTCAATCCAGAAGATACATCATTGGATACAATAATTGGTACGGCAACATCAGTTATTCAAGGATGGGTTATTGATAAAAGCATACTTAAAGAAAAATACCCAACAAGTTCTCTTCAAATAAGAATTTACCCATACAATCAAAGTTATATTTATATTTTATATGGAAATCCAGAGATAAATGGATTATATCAATTATTTGAAAGAACTGCAAATGATAAACAGTATTCCAGCAACATCTTTTCACCAGAAAAAAGAAGAAACGAAGCAACAAAAACATACAGTAAAGTTGGTAACCCTGAAATTAAAATAAAATATGATTTTAATTCATATACATGGACTATTGCTAAATCAAGTAAAACACTTGCATCTTATAAAAATCCAATTGCTGAAGCTGTTTTTGTAAGAAAATTTAAATTAGGTCTAAGTGACATTTTAAATGTTTCTGGGGAAAAATGGAAATTGTTTGGTGATAATGGTGTGAGTACTGATGAAAAAAGTTTAATTATAATATCTAAAGAACAATATGATAGACAACAAACAATTTATGTAGTTGATCCATCAGGTGTTACTGATAAAAAATATCAAGGAAAGTATAAATTTGATTTGGATTCTTTAGAATATAAGCAGGACCCATCTAGTACATATAAAATTATATATGATGTAGTGAAACAACAATGGGAAATAAAAGAGGGTGAAAATCCAATTGCAGAATTTAAAAGTCCAGATATTAATATATTACAATTATGTAATACTATTTCAACAAAGTTATCTCAATGTTATTGGAAGTTTTTAAAATTACCCAAAGGTTCAAATGATATACATTTAGATATTGTAAATGATGAAAATACATATCAAAAATTATCGTCATCTAAACCAGGAACAAAATCACCAAGTTCCACTACAACAACAACAACAACAACTGCAACTGCAACTACCAAAGATATAATATTTACATTGCCTACAACATTATTAGCGTATCCATTTTTTAGTGGAAGTGTTAATGGTAATAATTATTTAATTCAATTGCCAAGTACTGGTTCAATATCAGGAGGAGGAGGAGATGAATCAAGATCAAAATTAATGGATCAGATAAATTCACGCCGCAAAAAAGATGAAGTGATAGTGGAAGGGATTGCGAAAAAACCAGTAGTAACAGCAGAACCAGGAAAACCAGTAGGAACAGGAGGACCAAGTACAACTTCAACACCAACGCCTGCAACATCAACATCAACAACATCTACACCGGCACAACCAATAATTATTTCTGGTGAGAAAGTTACAGTACCTAAATCATTAATAAAATATAAAATAACAATTGATATTCCATTAAATTCTATAATTAACAATGAATTTTTTTTATTGTATGTAGTAGGTTCAAAAGATACATCTTCTTCTTTTGTTGTAATTCATTGTGATGGTGATAGTTGTAAGAGGTCAACAACTGAAGGATTAAGAGGAAAAACAAAGCAAATGACATTATTAACTAATTATAATTTTGGTCTTTCTATTACTGAAAATAAAGCAATGAGAGGTGTTGTATCAGTAATACAAACTAATATTCCAGGACAAACTTTTTTTATGCCTTTTCCAGATAAATGTTGTGAAGACAATGATAAAATACAATATTTAATGAAACCTTATAGTGAAGATGTAAATAGTAAATTACATCAAGGTGAAAATTATGATGAGGTTTTAAAATCAACATGGTTTAAAAGTCTACGCAATACATCACAACTTATATATAGAAAAACAACAGATAATAAAGAAGTAATACCTATAGAGTTTCCTTCTAACTTACCTGCTATTGATGAAGCAATTACTAATATACAAATATGTCCTATTTTACCAAAAAAAGAATATGCAGTTTTTATACCTAATGAAATAAATTCTCAAGTTACACCATTACCTACATCTAAAGACGCTACTTCATCAACATCTGCAAGAAGAGGACAATCAACAAAAACAGTAAAAAAAACTGAACTTCCAGAACAGTATATACAAATAATAGAGGGATGTACGGAGTTACTAGAATTTATGAGAAAGTCTGATTTAAATAATGATGACAATATGGATAAAGCATTAGAAATGTTTATTAAATGTCATAACTCATCAAGAACAACTTCAACAGATGCAACTAAATCAGCATCTAAACCTAACCCAGCAAGTCCTTCACCATCACCATCACCATCACCATCACCAAGTCCTTCACCATCACCAAGTCCTTCACCATCACCAAGTCCTTCACCATCACCAAGTCCTTCACCATCACCATCACCATCACCATCACCATCACCAAGTCCTTCACCAGATGCAACTAAATCAGCATCTAAACCTAACCCACCAAGTCCTTCACCATCACCAAGTCCTTCACCAGATGCAACAACTTCACCAGATGCACAAGGAGAAAAAGAAGAAGAATTAAAAAAAGCAACAACAAATGCAACTAATAAAGCACAAGAAGCAGAAGATTTAATAAAAGACCTAGCAAATAATGTAACAACTCAGTTAAAAAATAATAATGATTATAATAATGTAATACAACAAATAACAGAAGCAGGACAAAAAATAACAGAAGCTAAAACGGCGGTGGCAGAAGCTGAAACGGTGGTGGCAGAAGCTGAAAAGGTATTAACTAGCCCTACACCAGAATTAACAGAATTAGTTAAAGTAACAAAAACAAAAGTAGACGAGACTAAAACAAAAGTAGACGAGGCAAAACAAAAAGTAGACGATGCAAACACAAAAGTAGACGAGGCAAAAACAAAAGTAGACGAGGCAAAAACAAAAGTAGACGAGGCAAAAACAAAAGTAGACGAGACAGAACAATTATTAGCAGCACTACAAACATTAAACTCAGTCATACCAGTAGATAAAATTGATGTTGAGAAGAAAAAAAATGATGCAATACAAAAAATAAAAGAAGCTGAAACCGCAGTAACAGAAGCTGAATCAGCAATAAAAGAAGCTGAAACAGCAGTAACAGATATAAAATTTGCAGAACAACAATTAGAAAAAACAAAACAACAATTAGATAAAACAAAGGAAATAATACAAAAAACAAAACAAAAATTAGAAAAAACATCACCATCTCCATCACCATCTCCATCTCCATCTCCATCTCCAATACAGAAAAAACAATTACAGGATATAAACTATAAATTATCTGACACAACAAAGCGTGTAGAACAGATAAATAGTATCATAACAACAATCAAAGAAACAATAAGTTCAATTCAAAAATTATTATCAGAAAATAAACCTGTTACAAATTCAGTTAATAAATTAAATCTTATGTTAAATAACATTAATAATAAAATAAAAGAAGCGAATACTTTTATTGAAGATGCAACACAGTTATTTAATGGTAATATAGACACAGATCAACAAACTATGTCTGTTAGAAAAAGAATAAGAGATGTAAAAGAAGAAATGGATAAAACAATATTTGCTGTCGATAAGGTAACAAAAGAAGTAAATAAGATAAAAACATCAATCCCAAGCGGCGGTACGCGTAAAAAGAATGAACATTTAAAAAATAAAACTTATAAAAAAAAATATAACGTTAAATATATGGGTAAGAGACATTCAAGAAAAAGTAGGCATTCAAAAAGACAGAGAGGAGGACAATTTGATGCTCAACAATATAACAGACATTTGTTTGGCAATAATATTGGCGAACAAGAACTTCATTTAGTACGTGGAGCATTAACACCAACCCAAGAAGGAATGAATACGGCAGATACTTTTCAAGGCGGTTCAAAAGGTGGTACATTAGGATTTGTTGGTGCAAATGTTGCTCCTGCAACTTTATTTGCAAGTAATTTTTTATATGGAAAACATGTAAAATCTAGAAAACACGGTAAAAGTAAGCGTAAAAGATCTCTACGACGTAGACGACGCCATTAATTAGGAGCGTTAGTGTTTTATCGTTCTTTTATATATAATTTATATTAAATGGAAGCAAACGATTTAGTATTCTCTATGAACGAGAATAATCAAATAATGAGTGCAGGATTTAATATAAATTCACAACTTCTCACGAAACAACTCAATGGAATTAATTTAGAAGAATATATTGTCCCAATTGGATTGGCTTATAATAAATCAAATACAGAGAAATATATTCATAATGATCATATAAACGTGATTGATACTGATTTATATGATAAATTAGTTGATTTAACGATTCATAAAAAGTCAAATACAAGAAAACATAAACAGAAAAAAAATAACAAAACAAAGAAACATTAAACTTTACTCCAATTATTGTAATTAAATGGAGAAACTAATATTTCAGGTAATCGTTTTTTCCAAAAATCAACTTGTTTTTCCATTTCTATATCATGTTTAGTTAAAGGATAAGGAGTCGTGGTTGCCATTAATTCTTCTTCTTCTGGTGTCATTCTTGGTTTATTTCCAAAACAATTCACACCAAAACGAACATTTGGATTGGCAATATATCCACCATTTATACCAGGACGTCCACAATCGTGTTCATGTCCTGGTATTGTTTGTAAATTTTTATAAGTTTCTGCTTGAGTAGGAAATAACGCCATTTGTCCATCAGACCATCCATAATTACACCATTCTGCCCCTTTATTATAAGCGTTTTCTAACTCTTTATAATTAGCTAATCGTGACCCATAAGCTTTACAAAGTGTTTGGGCTTCGTCATAATTATAATAATTTCCAGGAATATTAAATACTTGTGGTGGATTAAATAAAGGTTTATGATTTGTTTCCAAATCAATATTTATTTGTGGGTTATTTGATAAAGGATTTATGACTTCTGTAAAAGTAGTGAAATTAAAAATATTGAGTAAATTTTTATGATATAAAAAAGAAATAAACAAGATGAAAAATATAATGATTATAATTACAAATAAACCATTCATACTTGAAGATGGTGTTGATTTAGAATAAGGGGTATTTTGGTTCATTTCAATAAAATTATTATTGAGTTTAATGGGATTTGTTGTTTGTGATTTAGAATTGCCTAAACCAATAAAAACGAAAACATATATAACGATAATTATAGTGATAAAAATTAGAAAAAATTGATTCGTGAATATGTTATATAAAAAATCAAAAATGATTTTAGGAATAATTAACAAATCATAAATAATATCCATAAATTATGTATTTATTAATTTTCTCGTTTTTTATAAAAAAAACAATATGCATTTGGTGTAATCAAATGATTTAAATCTGTTATTTCCATTACATTCGTATCATTAAAAGAAAACCATTTATTTTTTATGTTAATAAATGAATAATAATGCCCACCCAATAATCCTCCGTGATGATTACAAATGGCGTATAAATCATAAATATAAGGGGTTTTACAATAACCAATCACATATTTAGATAGGTCTAGATCAGTAATAGGAAATGTGATTAAGGTTTGATTTTTATTGTTAAAATTTACATGATTAAATCGTTTAATATCAATGACTAATATTTTAGGAAAAGACCAATATACAATTTGTTTTTTAATGGATTGTTTCAACCCAGTTGCTTCATTAAACCATGCGTTTTCACCATCTAGAATTTCTCCACTTACAAATAAATCAAAACAATCCAATAGAGAAGGATTTTTTATGGATGGTATAGGTAAATTAATAATGGTGAATAATTCAGGAGAATTGCTCAATACATTACCGATATTATCATTTTCTAAAGAAATAATTTGAGAAATGTGAATTCCATAAAATAAATCATAGATTTCAGAATATTCCTTTTTAAAAATATTTTTTATTTTTTCAAAACATTGAATTGCCAAATGGTCTGTTTCATTTTTGGGTTCTCCAGTAATATTTACATTTACTTCTCTACTAATTGCATTATGAAAACAATCAATAAGAAATAAAAAAAATTCACTAGAATCATTTTGACTATAATCACTAAATTCGTCAATATTTTTGTGTTTTGATACAAAATGTAATTGTTTAATAAATCGTTGTGGAGAAATGATGCAATTTTGAGACCACATTAATTTTCGTAAATCATCCCATTCTATTAAAATCAATCCATCATAATTATTATTATTTAATTTTGTTTTATAATCGCTATCCAGAAAAGTATTTAATTCTGTAGTATGAGATAATATTTGAATACATGAATTAATAAAACATGTATTTCCTAAATTAGTTAAACCAGTTAATCCACGTATTTCTTTTTTATTCTGCATTATTATTAGAAAATATTTACATTTAAACATTTTATAAATATTTAATATATGTCACGAAGACCACTATCTTTAACAGATGATGAACGATTTTTATTAAATCATTATTCAAATATATACAATGAACAATTGAAAGCAATAGATTTAATGTATAATGAATTGAAAGAAACAAGAGATATTATTGATTTTATAACAAAAGTAGATGAAAGACATTTAAGAAATACGACATCAACTACATTTAGAGCAACTGGTAATTATATACCTGAAACAAATGAAAATACAAGTACAAGTACAAGTACAAGTACTGGTACGAATACAAATAGAAATCATAGATCTTCAACCATTTATAGATGGGATTATTATATACCAATTGATGATTTAGAAGATGTAATAGTGTATCCATCTCAAGAAGAAATTACAAATAATACAAGAAGTGTAACATTTAATAATATAATTGAACCATTAAATACATCATGTCCAATTACATTGGAGCGTTTTGAAGATAATACAGAATGTACACAAATCATTGGTTGTGGACATTTATTTAATCGTGATGGATTACGACAATGGTTAAGAGCAAATGTAAGATGTCCTATTTGTAGATATGACATGAGAAACAGAAATAGAAATGATCGTAGTAGTAGTGAAACTACAATAACAGATGCATCATTAAATGTATTATCTGAACAATTATTAACTTCATTGTTTTCTAATAGAAGGAGAACAAGGAGCAGAATGGATACGTCATCCTAATTTGCTAAAATTATGTTTAATTGATCCATGTAACTGATTTTCTTTTTCTTTTCACTGTTTTATTTTTACTTTTTTTCTTTTTCTTTTGTGTGTCTTCTAGGTCAGGTAATTCTTCAGGTATAATAGCCAATGGTTTTTCTTCTTCTTCGTTGTCATTAAATAAACTCATACTAATTCCCATTATATTATATAAACTTTTTAGTACTCTTTTTTTTACGATAAAAAATAATAATTATTTATTATAATTATTATTTATTTATTTATTTATTTATTTATTTATTTATTTATTTATTTATTTATTTATTTATTTGGATCCAAAATATTGTGTCAACATATTATTATTTTCTTTACTATTATTTGTTTCTCTTAAAAATTCATCAAATAATAATATTTTTATTTCTTTATTTTTTAACGCTTCTATTTTTAAATGGTATTTTTCATCATCTTCAATTTCTTTTCTTATTTTCAAACATTCTTTTCTAAAATTATTTAATTTTGTTTTTTTATTTTGTTTCATCCAAATTTTTTCCAATACTAATGCAAATAATTGTTGAACTGGTTTCATTATTTGATTTGTAATATAATGTGAATAGTCTATTTTTAAATTATGGTCTTGTATAAATTGAGGCGTCTCTATTTTTTCTCCTTGTAATGCCATTTTATTAGTATTATGAATATATATATATGGAATTCTATCTCCAGATTGAGGTTTATTTCCAGGTTCTCTTTGAGTAATTCTATCTGCCAAAACTTTATGAGCAATTTGTTGTGGATTTTTATATCCAGAACGTAATGATTTGCTAATAATAAATTTTGAAATTGGATATGCTTTATCAATAATATTTCTTAATGATGTTCTCAAGAATTGGATGGCTTCTTCTATATTTTGTTTTTTCATCAAAATGTCAATAATTCCTCCATAAATATCTTTTACTATTGGAGCATTATCTCTTCTTTTCAATACAATCCCCATTTCTTTTCTTTTACATTTCTCTACATCTGTTTCATACAACATTCCTACATATCTTTTCTTGGAAAGCAAACAAAATGGCATAAATGTTTTTTCATATTCCAAATCGTGTGGTTGTTTCAAAAATGAAGAAGCAAGATGTCCTGCTTCTTGTGCCAATTCAATTGTGATTTCCAACGCTTTTTTCCCTCTAATTTGTTCTCCTTCAGGTGTTTGTAAATTAAAGGTAAAGAAGACTGAATCTGTATTATGTACAATAATATTGCCTATACCAGCTGCAAAATGATGATTTTCTGTTGTTAAATCATATACATAACCTTTGTATTCTAAATCAAGTTTGGTTACAACTTTATTATTAAACATGTTGTACATTCTAGTATTAAATCTTGAATTAAAATCAATGGTTAATGAAGAATCAATTTCTATAGATACATTGAAATTAAATATTTGTGTTACACAAATATATATTTCATTCATTAATTCTTGATTATAATCAAATTCCAAATAATTATTATTAATTTTCATTGCAAGAATTTTAATATTATCTTTATTTAAAATATATTGTGTTCTCTCATTTAACCAATTCAATAAATATTGTAATTTTATATTTTTATCATAATATTCTTTTATAAATGGAACTGTATGAATCCAATCCATTGTATTTGAAAATATGTTTAATTGATGATGCATTAATTCTGTTCCCATTTCTACTTCATTTGGTGTTATCATTGAACCATCAGGAAGTAATAGAGAATGGTCATCCGTCACATCTACTAATCCATTATTTGTTAAAATACGAACCATTTTTTTATTTGGAGACAATTCGTGACGAATAATATTTTTTATAAGAGTCCATCCTTTTTCAGTCCATGTATATATTGGATTTTCAAATATGTAATATTCCTTGTCTTGTCTTCCAATCTCACTACATTGTTTCCATTTTCCATCTCCAAATTTATGAATCAATTGGTCTATTCTTATAATCTCTACAATGGGCGTTCCATTAGGTTGAATATAAGAAATATAAACAGGTGTATAATTGGCGACACTATCTCCATAAATATATTCTGCTTTTGTTAATACTGGTCCATGATTTAATGTATTACATATTTTATTTCCATAACAATTCTCAATTACCTTTTTTGCATACGTAAGTAACATTCTTCCAACTGCAGTGGTTGATGCTGCACAATCTTTTTCATAAAATGAACTTGTTTTTGCTCCACATTGTCCATATAATGAATTTGCAGTCAATTTATATCCCAATTGTCTTTTATCCAAA